GAGGTGTGAGGTGAGATGGGGAGCGTCGCCCCGCGCGGCGGCGGCGCGCGGTGGCCGGGGGGAAGTCTGCCGAGGCGCTCGGAGATCGTGTCGAGCGGGTTTCGCAAAGCATCACGGAGCGCATCGCGGCGCAGCGCGAACAGGTACGCTACGTCGAACAATGCCTGAAAGACCTGCGGCGTCAGTACGACCGGCTGGGGCCGGGCAAGGCGCAGACGGAGATGCGCGCGGAGATCGAAGCCTGTACGCGTGCGCTCGAAGAGGACAAAGCCGTGCTGAACGGACTGCGCAGCGAGCACGAAAAGAACTCTGCGACGGCCCGCGGGCTTACGATGGAGTTGCGGCAGCTTCAGGGAGCGATGGCGAAGATGCGTCTGGAAGGGCGCCAGAACTCGCAGGAGTACCAGACGATGGCGCAGCGTGCCGCATTGTTGCAGGATACGCTGGGCGACCTGCGCACGCAGACGAAGATTCTCTCGCACGACAATGCCGGGCTTCAGGGCTTGATAAGCGGTGCGAGCGGCGTTGCCGGGGCCTTCACGATGGCTACGGGCATCATGGGCGCCTTCGCGTCGGAGAACGAGAACCTCGTCAAGATTCAGACGCGCGTGCAGAGCGTGCTGGCCATCACGATGGGGTTGCAGCAGGTGATGAATGCCCTGAACAAAGACTCCGCTTTCCGGCTCGTGACGGTCGTCAAGATGAAGAACCTGCTGACGGCAGCCAATACTCGGCTGGCCGCGTCGCTGGGCATCTCGACGGCTGCGGCCTCGGCGCTCATGGCGACGCTGACGCTGGGGCTTTCGGCCGTCATCACGGGTCTGATCGTCCTGTGGGATCGTTATTCCGATTCGCAGGAGGCTGTAGCCGCCAAAGCCAAAGAGCGCGTGGAGATCGAGAAAGAGGGCCGTGCGCAGATGATCAAGACGCGCTTCGAGATCGACTCGACCCTGAAAAGCCTCAAGGAGTTCAACGGCACGAAGGAGCAGGAAAAGGCGAAGGTCGAAGAGCTCAATCGTAAATACGGCGAGAGCTTCGGCTACTACAACACCATTTCCGAATGGTACGATGTGCTGCTTCAAAAGGGCGAAGCGTACATTCAGATGCTCTTTTTGCAGGCGAAGGTACAGGCTCTCATCAATAAGGCTACCGAGGCGGACGAGCAGGTGAATACGCTTCAGGCGACTCCGGCAAATAAAGTCAAGGGCGCCACCGGCGGCTTCGGGCGTTGGATGGCCAAAGTGGGCGGTGCGCAGATGGGGATATTGCCCGGCGATATGGATCGCGAGGTCGACAAGTCGAACGAGGAAGTAAAAGCGAGGTTGGTACAGGCCGCCCGGGAGCAGCGTGACGCCTACCTCGACGAGGCGAAGAAGCTGGTGGAGGACATCGCCGATCTGGGTAAGGAGTCCGGCCTCGGCGGATTCATCGCGCCTCCGAAGGACGGCTCCGGCGATGTGTCCAAGCTCACGCAGAACCTCGTGGATTACGAGACGAAAGCCCGCCGGCGCATCGAGGATACGCGCATTTCGCTGATGAAGGAGGGCTTCGAGAAGGAGCGCGCCGAGGCGCAAAACGCTTTCGAGCAGGAGAAAGCTCGTATTGCCAAAGAGGAGCAGGAGCGGCTTCAGCTTTACGAGCGTCTGCGCAAGGCCGGCGGGAAGGTTACGCCGGGACAGAAAAGTACGATCCTCGCCCAAGCCGCCGCGCAGCGTGTGCAGGCGGCCCGGAAACTCGACCATACGCTGACCGAGATCGACAAGAAAGAAGAGAAGGCGGATGCGGATCACCTCGAGAACCTACTCAAAACCTACAAGGATTACGCTGCGGAGCGCGAGGATGCCGAGCGCAAGCACGACAAGGCCATCGCCGCGCTGCGAAGCCATCTGAGCGACGAGCGTCTGGCAGCGTTGGGAAAGCAGATGACGGATCGTTTCGTCGGCAATGTCGATCTGCTGGCTCGGCCGATGATCGACGCGGCGCGTCTGGCGGAGAAGGGGTGGCAGGATGCCGGCGAGGGCATAGCTACGGTGTTCAGTTCCCAGTTCGGCATCGATGACGCGGCCGGCAAGCGCCACGAGATTCTCATCACGCCGATTCTCCCCAACGGCGATGTCCTTTCGGAAGAGGAACTGAATGCGTATATCGACGAGTCGCTGAACGGCGCCGAGGACATTCTGAAAGCCGATACGCTGGGTCTGGTGATCGCCGTCGATGTCGATCCGGACGGTACGGCGGGCGAGGCATTGCATCTGCTGCAGGAGAAGTACTACGCGCTCAAACAGGACACGGAGGGCAATGCTGCCTCCGATGCGCGTATCCGCCGCGCGCTCAAGGTCGCCGAAGATACGAAGAACCGGGAGCTGGCCGATCTGTCGGGCCTTCTTGCGAAATACCGGGATTTCGAGACACAGCGTGCGGAGATCAGGCGTCAGGGCAACGAGGATATCGCCGCGCTTGAAGAGCAGCGCACGGAGGCCAATTCGGAGCAGATCGACCGGGCCATCGCCGTTGCGCGTCAGAAGATCGAGGAGGGCATCCGCTCGGTGAACGACGCCGAGGCTGCGAGCATCTCCAAAGACAACGGATTCCTCAAGCAGCTCTTCGGCGATTACTCGTCGCTGTCGTTCGACAAGCTGCGCGAGCTGATCGCACAGGCGAAGCAGCTGCGGGCATATCTGAACGGCAAGGGGTCTGCGGAGGGCATCACCTTCATCTCCGCTGCAGAGCTGAAGAATATCGAGAAGAGTCCTGCGGAGCTGGATAAGCTGCGCAAGGCGCTCGACAAGCTGCTCCAGACGGGCAAGAAGAGCGGTTCCAACAAGTGGGAAAATATCTTCAAGACTTTCGAGAAGGGTCTGGCCGAACTCAAGGGTGCGAACGGGATCAAGGATATCTCCGGAGCTATCGGAACCATCGGCAGCGCCGCAGCGGACGCCGCGGGAGAACTCGCCGCGATGTTCGACCAGATGGGCGACACCCAGACCGCGGATGCCATCAGTGGCGTGCAGCAGGGTATGAGTGCCGTGTCGAACATCGGTGAGGGGTTCGCCAAAGGCGGCATCGTGGGAGGTATCGGAGCCGCCATCGGCGAAGCGGCCAATTTCATCGGGCAAGCCTTCGCCGCCGAAGCCCGGCATCGGGAGGCGCTGAAGGAGATCGAGCGTGCGAAGCTCGACTTCCAGCGGCAGTACAACCTCGCGCTGCTGGAGCAGAACCTGCTGCTGGAGGAGGCGACGAGTGTCTTCGGGGAGCGTCAGATCATGAAGGCGGCCAACGCCATGCAGGTCTACAAGGATGCTCTTTCGCAGTTCGAGGCCGAGATGAAGGGTTCGGCCCCTACGATGAACTGGTTCGAACGTATCACGGGCGACGCCCGCGGAACGTACGCAGCGCGCATGGCGCAGTACAAGGAGGGCATCTACGGACTCGCTTCGGCGCAGATCGTCACGGGACACAAGAAGACGGGTCTGTTCGGCTGGGGCAAAGGCAAGGATTTGTACAGCAGTATTCTTTCGGTCTATCCGGAGCTGATCGACGCCAACGGCGAACTGGATACTGCGATGCTCCAGACGATTCTCGACACGCGGAAGATGTCGGACGAGACGCGCAAGTATCTGGAGAATCTCATCGAGTTGAAGGATGCGATGGACGAGGCGGAGCAGGCGTTGGAAGACTACCTGTCCTCGACCTTCGGGTCGCTGGGCGACAGCGTGCTGGATCGTGTCCGGGACATGGCCAAAGGTGTCACGGGGGTCTACGGCGACATGTGCGACGACATCTCGTCCAAGCTCGAGGAGCTGGCCGAGCAGGTCGTCTACTCGCTGTTCTTCGCCGACAAGTTCGACAAGTTGCAGGACAACCTAAAGTCGATCTACGCGAGCGGCAAGAGCGAGGAGGACATCGCCTATGACGTGATGGAACTGCTCGACGACTTCTACTCGGGCATAGGTTCGAATATGGATGCTGCCGAGGCGTGGATGGAGGAGTTCGCGAAGCGCGCCGAGGAGATGGGTTACGAGCTGTGGAAACCCGACAGCACGACGCAGAGCGGCAAGGCCGGAGCCTTCACGACCACCATGACGCAGGATCAGGGCACGAAGCTCGAAGGGCTGATGACGTCGCTTCAAATGCACGGCGCGAGCGTCGACGACAAGATGGATGACATCGCCGAAGGTCTGGGCGCCTCGCTCGATGCGCTGAACAGAATAGCGAAAAATACCGATACGTTGCCACAGATATTGGCCTTGTGGCAGGCCATCAAGCGGGACGGTTTGAAAGCGAAATAGCGATATGGATGTACTGAAAGGACTTTTGCTGATCAACGACATCGACCCGTTCGATGCCTACGGAGCATTCCTCGCGGAGGACAAGCCCGGCGACATGAAGAACTACTCGTCGCTGCTCAGACCAGCTGCGGTCAAGGCGCAGAAGGAGGTGTCGCTGCGGGAACGTCACGGCGTGACGGTTCCCTCGACTATCGTGCAGCGCCGCGAGGCCCGTGACGTATCGCTGCAGTTCGCCATCTTGGCCGCCGACAGGGAGGAGTTCCTGTCGCGCTATACGGCCTTCGTCGAGATGCTCCAGACAGGCGAGGAGGGGTGGCTTGATTTCTACTTCCCGGAGATGAACCGCCATTTCCACCTGTTCTACCGCGAGGCTTCGGACTATAAGCAGTTGACGGATTTCGAGGGCGAGGTCGCCGGCAAGTTCACGGTGAAGTTTCGCGAGCCGCAGCCGTCGTTTTAACCCCATTCAAACGCCGTTCGAACGGCATTCGAACATGAAGATAGGAAAAGATAAGATCAAGCATTTCGCCGTCTGCTTCGCAGTCGTCTTCGCGCTGGGCGCTCCCGGCCTCTGGCTGGCCGCAGGGTTGGCTCTGGGTAAGGAGTACGGCGACAAGAACGCCTCCGGCAACCATTGGTGCTGGTGGGATTTGTCAGCAGATGCCCTCGGCATCGCTGCGGGATACGGATGTTGCTGGCTGCTCATGAAACTATGGAACTGAAAATCTATAACCGAAAGGGCATGCTGAAGCTGACGGTCTCGCCGTCGGATAACTCCACGCGTCAGAAGCGGCTGATGGGCGACCACATGCTCGGCCTGTCGTTCACGGCTTTCGAATGCGTGCCGCTCGAGGTCTACGACTACGTGGACTTCGAGGGCGTGCGCTTCTGGATTACGGAGGAGTACGCCCCGAAGCAGACCTCGACGGTCGAATGGGAGTACGATTGCAAGTTCTACGGCATCGAGAGCCTCATGAGGCAGGCCCTCGTGCTGAAGATAGTCGACGGGGAGAACGATCCGATCTTTTCGCTGACGGCTCCGGCCCGCGAGCATATGGCGCTCATCGTGGCCAATATCAACCGGCAGATGGGTACGACCGACTGGAAGGTCGGCGAGGTTCTCTCGACGGAGAACCTGACCCTCGACTACGAGGGAACCTATTGCGACGAGGCGCTCTCGATGCTGGCCGAGGCCGCGAAGACGGAGTTCTGGACGGACGGCATGACCGTGAACCTCTGCCGCTGCGAATACGGCGACGAGGCGGTGCTGGGCTACGACAACGGCCTCGTGTCGCTGGAGCGGGAATCCGCCGACAACGTCAAGTTCTTCACGCGTCTGTTTCCCATCGGCTCGACGCGCAACATCGATCCGGAGGAGTACGGTTACAGCCGGCTGCAACTGCCCGGCCGCCGGACGTACGTGGAGCAAAACACGCAGCAGGGCATCGTCGAACACTACGAGCGCGATGCCTTCTCGGGTATCTATCCGCGGCGTATCGGCACGCTTTCGAGCGTCCGCAGCGAACAGCATACGGACGAAGACGGCGAGCCTTTCACGATCTACTACGTCAAGGACACGAGCCTGACGTTCGACCCGAACGCCTACGAGATCGGCGGTCTCGTGAAGCAGATGACCTTCCAGAGCGGCGAGCTGAACGGCCGGGATTTCGAGGTGAACTATGACTCGAAAAAGAAGGAGTTCGAGATCATCACCCAATGGCCCTACGACGACGATACGCAGTTGCCGGGCGGGCTGCTGATCCCGAAGGTCGGCGACGAATACATCCTGTGGAATATCCGCATGCCGAAGGAGTATTACACCCTTGCCGAGCAGGAGTTCGCCGAGGCCGTGGACGAGTACCTGCGTGAACACGATCAGGATCGCTACGTCTACAAGGGCCGCACGGATTATGTCGAAGTCGCCCGGCGGCGCCTTGCGCTCGACGTCGGTCGGCGCGTGCGGTTAGAGAGCGACGAATACTTCCCCGGCACGGGTTATCGGACGAGCCGCATCACCTCGATCTCGCAGAACGTGCAGTACCCCTCGGAGATGGACATCGAGGTGAGCGACGTGCTGGGCAAAGGCGCGCTGGAGAAGATCGACGAGGAGCTGGGCGAGGTGCGCCACTATGCCAAGACGGCTTCGGCGGGGCTTCCGGATATCGTGCGGAGCTGGGAGAACACGCCGGCCAGCGACTTCAACCTTTTCTCGGCGAAGCGCAGCCGCAAGGAGTTTCTCAATAAGCGGGAGAACGATACGGCGCAGGGGCTGATCATCTTCGAGCAGGGTCTGCGCCTCGGCGGCTTCAAAAGCGGTGCGACGGGCGGGGAGATAGACGCTGCGGGCAATGCGGAACTGCTGTCTGTCGTCGTGCGCAGCCTGCTGCGATCTCCGTCGTTCGTCGACGGCCTGTTAGGGTCGGGGTGGCAGTTGGAGATGGACGCGAGCGGCATATCGCATCTGGCCGTGGATCGCCTGACGGTTCGCCAGACGATGCGGGTTCTGGAGCTGCTCGTGGAGAAGGTTCGCTCGGTGGGCGGCGAACTGGTCGTGTCGGCCGCTGACGGAAAGGTCTCCGGTGTCGACATGGACGCTGCGGGGCAGCACTACCTGCTGACCTTCGAGATGGGGTGTCCGTTCGTCGCCGGCGACCTCGTCCGCTGCAAGGTCGAAGGCGCTGCGGCTTCGAAATCCTACTGGGTCGAGATCGCCTCGGTGGAGGGCGGTGTGGCGAGGGTCGCCGCCTCGGAGTTCGGAGATGCGCTGCCGGCCGTCGGCGACGAGTGCGTGCTGATGGGCAGCACGTCCGATCCGCAGCGTCAGGGGCTGATCCTGATCTCGGCGACCGACGACGGGCAGCCGCGCATCGATGTGATGAACGGCGTGAGCGGCAAGACGCTCGCCGGCTGTCTTCATGCCCGCATGGGCAATCTGGACGGCATTGCCGATTCGTGGTTCCCTGCCGACGACCAGCCGCACGGATACGGCCTGTATGCGGACAATGCCTATTTGCGCGGCCGCTTTCTGCTCACCACGGGCGAGGATGTCCTGACGAAGTTCGAGGTGATGGAGGGCACGATCCGTTCGAGCGTCGAATCGATGCGCAACGATTTCACGACGGGCCAGAGCTTCCTGAATAATCCGAACTTCGGCAGCGGCATGCGCTACTGGGATTCGGACAACGACATCGCCTTCTTCACGCTCGGCGGGAAGTGGCTGTGGGTGAACGGCGCTCCCTATTCGAATAAGGGCAGCTATGCAGGCGTCGAGTATGTCGACGGCCGCACGGTGATGTGCATCAACAACAACTACATCCTCCAGAAGAACGCCGACTTCAAGACGCGGCCGGCCTACGAGCCGGGACTGGACGGGCTGCTGAAAGCCAAGCCGGTGTTCCTCACGTTCTTTTACAAATGCACGGAGCCGGGGACGCTGGTGATCGAATTCGAGGGTGTCGACCAGACGGGCTTTCAGAACTTTCAGGAGTTTCACATCACGCAGGATATCGCCGCCGGCGAAGGTTACCGCACGTTCGAGGGCAGCGGCCTGTGGAACGGTACGGGTGACTTCCGACTGTCGTTCAGCGGCAAGATGTACCTCTACATGCTGATGCTGTCGCTCGACCACATCGAGGATTTCGTCTACTCGCACAAGACGCTCTTCGAGCAGACCGACCTGCTGGTGAAGATCGCCACGGAGTCATTCGACAAGGACGGGAACCTCATCAACACGACGGGCCTCGTCAGCCGCAAAGATGTCGCCGGGATGTATGCCATCGCCGGGGACGGCACGCTGCAATCGTTCGTCGGAGCTTCGGCAGAGGGTGTCTTCATCAAGGCCGGCAGCATCAAATTGGAAGGTCTGGTCACGGCGAACGGGAACTTCAGGATTCTGGAGGACGGAAGCATCGAGGCCGCCAACGGAGTCTTCAAGGGCGAGATCGAGGCTACGAGTGGAACTATCGGGGGCTTTGAGATCGGCCGGAACCGCATCGGAGCCGTTGCGTCGCAGACCGGCTCCGGGGGCAGTTTGGCTATTTACGAGAATTTTTTCCGCGTGGGCGGCGATTCGGGCTATGCGATGCTGGGCAACGACGTGATCCCGGCCTCGGCCGGCGGAGCTTTCAGTGCGGTCGGCCGCATCGTGAACCAGAAGCAGAACTCGGATGCGCAATGGGGCTTCGACTCCGCGAACTACGGCCTGTTCATCGACGTGAGCGGCGGTACGAAGAACTACGGCATCTGTAGCAATGCGGCGTTGATCGCGCCCTCCTTCGTTGGTACGAAGGCCAGCATCCTGACGTTCGACAGCGGCAGCTACAAGGTCGACTTCTCGCAGTGCAACGTCATCCTGATGTACTACAACGATCCGAATTACAGCGGGACGAATGTCGAACTTCCCGGCGAGCTCTCCGTCGCCCGTCAGTTCGGACTGTCGGTGCTGCCGGACGATTTCGCGGCCACCGTGACGTTCCGCGTCCGTCCGGGGTCGAAGAAGATCACCCTGCAGGGCATCTACAACCACAACGAGGCGCTCGTGGATTACGGAATGGAAGCCGGGGATTCCGTCACCGTGCTGATCACGAAGATCGACGGGTTCCGCTACCAGATATTGAACCACTCAAGTTAAGGAAAAATGAAAAAAATCAACCTCAAGGAATTCGATGTCTTCACGGACATCTCGAAACGGCAGCGCGTACGTTGCGACATGCGCCGGAGCGTCGCCAATCTGCTCTACAACCAGATGCACGGCATCGAGGCGCTGAATCTGGCTCTGACGATCCACCGCAGCGAAGGTGAGCTGTCGGTTTCGGACGACGACCTGCGCATGCTTCAGACGGCCGTCGAGCGCTTCGGAACTCCTGCGCTGATCGATGCGTTCGCGGAGCACGTCAAAGAATACAACGGGAACCCTCAAACGGAATAGGATATGGCAATCACGGATGAAGAGAAGAGTCTTCTCAAGAAGGAGATTTTAGACGAGATCAAAGCGTCGTCGCAGGGCGTTCTGGAACTGGAGAAGGTCACGGCGCTCTCGGGCGTGAACTCGCTTCCGGCCATGCAGGGTACGAAGGTGGTGCTTGTACCCCTGCCGCTGCTGTCGAAGCCTGCGGAGGATGCCGCCGCCGTGGCTCTTGCAGCCGCTTCGGAGGCCGCGGATGCCACGGCCGAAACGGAGGATGTCGCGGACGTCACGCGGGAGCTGGCCAAAGAGATGGCCGCGGCCACGGCCCAGACGAAGAGTGCCACGGCCGCCGCCGAGGGTATCGTCGCGGAGTTCAATGCCGTCGCCGAGACGGCTCTGGGCGGTACATCGCTGTTCAACGTCAATGCGCGCTGCGGCGATGCGACCTACACGTTGGAGACGGCGCTGCAGGCGCTCGCAGCGCAGGAGATGAACGACGGCGTCACCTACCGGAAGAAGGGGCTTGTCGTCACCTACCGCATCGATGCGGCCAAATGGGAGACGCGGCAGTTCATCGGGGCGACGCTCGACGACTGGACGCAGGAGGCGCTCTGGCAAGGCTTCGGCAGCGGCTCGGGCGCAGGAAACGTGTACAACGTGACCGCGCTGCTTCCTCTGGATAGCGGTTACTACACGCTTGCGACGGCCCTTGCTGCCGTGGCGCGGGAGAAAGGGCAGGCGCGCGGTCTTGTCCTGACGTTCGCCGTCAGCGATGGCGAATGGCAGAGCTACCAGTTCATCGGCGCCACGCTGGACGGCTGGAACGACACGGCACAATGGCGGGAGTTCGGCAGCGGCGTAAGGAGCGTTACGGTGAACGGCGGAGGGAAGATGCAGCCCGACGGCGACGGCAACGTCGATATCCCTGTGCCGACGGTCGACGACTCGCTGGATGCGGAGTCCACGAACCCTGTGGAGAATGCCGCCGTCGCGCGCCGTCTGAACGAGATCGACGCCAGTACGGTGTTCGGCATGACGGCCGATCTGAACGACGACGAGTCGAGCGTGCGTTTGTCGCTCACGAATAAGTCGGGTGCGGAGATCGCCGGTGTCGACATCCCTGCGGGCGGTGGTGGTGGCGGCGCGAGCGGCACGACGCAGATCGTGCTCTCGGCCGGGGCCGACGCCCC